GCCACGCGTACAGCCACGTCTTGGGGCCGGTGAGCCCGTCGGCGGGGCCGAGGTCGGTGAGGTAGTGCTGTTGGAGGGCCTTGACCTTGTCCAGGTCGAGCTGCGTCATGGTCCGGGACGGGCCGACGCGGTATGCCGGTCCCCAGCCGCCGCGCTGGAGCCACGTCTGGAGCTGCAGCGCAGAGTCGTCGGTGGCGCCGAGCTTGAACTTGTCTCGGCCGGGGAACGGCGGGACGGTCAGCTGCGGCGACCAGCGCCAGGAGGTGACCGCCTTGCCGCCGCGCGGGTCGGTGGGGTCGGCGGTCGGCGGGCACTGCCCGTCAGGGAACCGCGGGGCGAAGTAACCGGTGACGTAGTCGCTGCGGCGGGCGTGCTCGTGGTGCCAGACGCCGTTGCCCTGCCCGTTGTCGGACGCGCCAGCCTGGATGCTGTTGCCGCCCTTGGTGTACACGTTGTCGGCGTCGAAGCCGACCACCAGCTCGGTGTGGGAGCCGCTGCCGAAGTCGACCCACGCACCCACGCTGGGGTACTGCGACCACTGGCCGTGCTGCCGGGCGAAGGCTGCCATGCCGGACACGGAGGCGGTTTTCGGGACGACCGCGTCGAGGCCGATGTCGTGGTACATGTCCCAGTCGAAGATGGCGCACCAGGCGACGCCGTCCCAGCCGTACTCCTTGCCGAAGATCGTGTGGTTGTCCCAGCCGACGATGGAGTTCCACGTCTCATAGATCCGCTCAGGTACGGCCATCACGTGGTCGACGAGGCGGCGCCAATCGGAAGTTGCCATGTCAGAGTCCCTTTGCGGTGAGCCACGCGTGGGCGGCCTTGGCCATGGCGGCGTCGACCGAGGCGGGCGTGGGGGTGGGCGTTGGTGTCGGGGTGGGCGCCGGGGAGCTGAGCGGCACGAAGAACGTGACGTCGCCCTGCTCGTCGAGGAGACGTCCCCAGTCGTCGAAGGAGAAGCAGAACGTGCCGTTCAGGCCCCAGCCGGCGGTCCAGGAGTTGCGGGCCCAGACGAGCTTGTTGACGGCGTCGATGCCGTACACGCAGAACTCGTGACCCCCGCGGACCGAGCCGGAGATCTTCACGCGGCCGCTGGCGTCCGGGTTGTCGAATCCCTCGTACCAGTTGACGCCGGTGATGCACGGCAGCGAGCCGAGCCCCTTGAGGGCGGCATCCAGGGAGAGGGCGTGCTGGTAGCCGGAGATGAGCCCGGCCTTCTGCGCGGCCTTGGCCCCGGCCAGTCCGACCGATCCGGTGTCGTCCGGCTTCCATGAGCCCTTGATGTTGTCCAGATGCGTGGCCACCGAGTACAGGCCGTAGCCCTGCTGGTTGTCGGTGTCGACATCGCCGGTGGGTCGGGCGGCCGCCGTGGTGGGGATCGCCGCGTAGAACGGGTCGGCGGACGTGCAGGCCTCGGTGCCGAAGCCGACGCAGGCGCCGACGTTGGCCTGGTCGAGGACGGGCGCGTTCACCGTATGAAAGGCGGAGGTGTAGCCGGTGCTGAGGAGGTCCTCGGACAGGGCGTAGGCGCGCGAGCGTTCGTCGTGCTCGACGTGCCGGCCGAGCCTGCCGCCGGTGTCGCTGGGGTGTTCTTCGATGTGGCGGGTGACGATCACGGTCAACGAGGGCTCCGAGAGGGCGAAGGGGGCATACGAAAGCCCCCAGGCCGGGCGGCCGAGGGGCGGTGAGGATGTCGGTTAGTTGCAGGGGTAGCTGGCTGGGGGGATCCAGCGGTGTCCGTCGCCGGGCGTCCCTGCGGTCGGCGTGTAGGTGAGCGGGGACAGCAGCACGTCGGCGGCGGCCTCGTTGCGGGTGCCCTGCCACAGGTCAGTGCCCTGGTACGGGACGCCGTCCACCACGCTCACGGTCCGGGCCTGGCCGCCGCACCCGAGGCTGATGTCGCGGCGCCCGCCCGCCGGTGCGGACCAGCCAAGGTTGCCGGGTGCGGTCCACGGGCCCGTCAGGGAGGGGGCGGTGGCGTAGCCGGTCGGTGTGCCGGTGCAGTAGCCGCACTTCTCGGCGTAGGTCATCACCCACGTCCCGGACGTGGGGTCCTGCCAGGCTCCGACGCCCTCGACGTCGGCGAGCCCGGCCAGCCCGTTGCTCCCGGTGCCGTTGCCGTTGGCCCACCACTTGTCGAGCTGCTCGATAGCGAGGGTGCCCCCATAGCTACAGATGATCGCCGCGCCGCCCGTACTGTCGGGCACGAGGGCGAAGTCGCCATTGTTGCCCGCGCATTGATGGAGTGCCGGCTTGTGGGTTGAGCCGTTCGGCGCCCCGGCGGACGTCCCGCATGGACCCGCAGGGCCGTTGCAGCCCATGATCCAGTACGCGGACGTTGAGGTAGATGTGCGGGCGTCGGGCATGTTGAACCAGAGGACCCACACCCCGTCGGGCCTGACGGCCAGGCGCGGGTTGAAGCAGCCGTGGCCGTTCACCGTGGCGCACTCGGCGGCGAAGGTCTTCCCGCTGTAGGGATCCACCTCGTTGACCGGGAACAGCAGTTGGGGGGAGGACCAGGGTCCTTCCAGTGACGGAGCGGTGGACACGCCGAACCCGCACCAGGGGCTGGGGACGTACCACTGGTAGCCGCAGCCGTACATGGAGCCGACCATGTAGTAGGTGCCGCTGTCCTTGTACGCCATGCCGTCGTGCAGGTCGAGGCCGTCGATGGCGACCGGGCCAGCCGTGGTGCTGGACGCGGGGTCGGACGCGGCCGGTGTGCTGCCCGCGCCGAGCAGTGCGGCGGTGCTGAGGATGAGAGCGGCCAGGACGCCGCGAATGCGTATGCGCAGGGGCACGCCTGACCTCCTTTCGTCAGGCGACAGAGAGACAGGTCAGGTGAGGGAGGGTTCGAGGAGGATCGACCGGTAGGCGATCGTCTGCGTGCCCGCGGCGTTCATCCGGTGCTTCGTGGTGACGGTGAGGGTCTCGCCGGGGGTCAGCCCGGTCAGCCGGTGCCGCAGGCTGAGGCTGATGTTGTTGGCGCCGTTGACGACCAGCGCGGCGGTGTCGTTCTCCGTGTACTGGGTGCCGCTGACGCTGCCGGTCGCGCGCCAGGACGTGTGGGCGTTGAGGCCGGCCGGGGCGCGCTGTGTGCAGCGGATGTCGACGAGGACGCGCCCGGTCGGGGGCACGATGCAGGTGGCGGAGAAAGCGCCGCCTGCCGCGTCGGCGTAGGTGGTGCTGGTGTTAGTGCTGCCGGTGGTGTCCTCGGCCCAGCCGGGCGTCGTGGTGGTGCCAGTGGCTCCGATCCCGGCCGCGCTCACGGTGACGGCGACACCGGACGCGAGGGTCACGGTGAGGCCGGTCGGCGTCAGCGCCAGGCTCGCTCCGGCCGCGGCAAGCGTCGCGACTGCGGTCTCGCCGCCCTCCTCGCCGCCCTGCAGCGTCAGCCCCGCAGTGCTGGGCCCGGCCTGCGGGGAGAGCAGCACCGCGACCGGCACGCTCCCGGCCACGGTGGGTTTGCGGTAGGTGGTGAGCACGCCTGCGGCGATGTCCGCGACGGCGGACAGCAGGGCGACCGCGGGCGGGTAGATGACCGAGCTGTCCGGCAGGGTGATGCCGGTGGGGCTGGCGGGGACGAGCTGGAGTGTCTGGCCGCCTGAGCCGAGGGCGGAGAGAGCCCCGGACGAGAGGGAGGCGTGCTCCAGGCTCCGGGAGGCTCTCAGCTCCTTGACCGCGCGCTGGAGTGCGCGGATCGTCTCCCACAGGGCGCGGGGGTTGCCGGGCAGGTTCTCGGCGGGCAACGGCACGTCAGTCCCCCTCCACCAGTACGGGGGTGATCCGGTCGGCGGCCGGGTCGAGACGCCAGGCGTAGGCGCGGGACACGGTCTCCGCTCCCCGGGGGTGGCGGGGGGAGTAGCCGATCTGGACGTGGACGCTGTCCCCGAGCCCCCAGTCCCGGCCGAGGCGCGGGGCCCTTGAAGCGACGGCGTCCACCGTCCAGGTGCGGGTGCCGGTGCGCTGTTGGGCGAGGGCCTGGACGGCGTGGGCGGTGAGCTGGTCGGGATCGGTCAGCCCGCTGCTGGGGGTATAGCGGTTCTCCCACCGGCACCATCCGGCCGTGATGAGGCCGATGTCGGTCTGGTCGACGCCCTTCAGCCGGGCCGAGCCCTCCCCGTCGCCCCAGGCCCGCACGGCGGTCGCGCCGCGCCCGGACTCGTATGACTCGGCGAGGCTGTAGGTGGAGATGCAGCCGGGCAGGTCGAACACGGCCTCGGGGTTGGGGGACTGGACGCCGATGGTCGGGCGGACCCTCAATACGAGCTGGACGGCGGTCTGTGCGGCGTCCACCCACACCGTGTCGACTGTCCACTCCGGGGCGCCCTCCATGCCCGCCAGTTCCTGGAGGGCGGACAGGACGGTGCGGTCGTCGCCGTCCAGCAGCTGGTAGACGATTGCCGCGCTTCCTGCGGGGGCGTCCACGACGAACGGCGGGGCGTCGGTGAGGACTGCGGTGACGAGGTCGCCCATGATGAGGGCCTGGTCGCGCGCGATGCCGTTGTAGGTGCCGGTGTAGCGGCGGTCGAGGTAGGCCTCCGGGGTGGCGGCGCCGAGCTGCACGACAGGGTCGGAGCCGCCCGTGCGGGTGAGGACGAGCCCCGACCAGATCGGCTGACTGGTGTAGGTGTCGACGGCGACCAGCAGCGTGCGTCCCGGATCGGTAGCCGCCTCCCACTCCGCCGGCGCCCCAGCCAGAGTCAGATCGAGCTGTGCGGTGCTGGAGAGGCTGAGCCTGCTTTCGATCGCCCCGGACGGCGCGAGCGAGCGCAGCTCTTCAGCGATCCGGCCGGACTTCAGGTCGCAGGCCAGCCAGGCGAGTTCGACCGCGCTCATACGGTCTCGAATACGACGTGGGCGCGGATGTAGCCGTTGGCGCCGCTCCAGGTGTAACCGAGGGAGCCCGGGGAGACGAGGCCGATGTCGGTCTGCCGGTGCGCGTTGACGGTCATGATGGTGCCGCCCGCCTCAACGTTGCAGTGCATCGGGTGCCACAGGCCGGAAGCGCTCTCGCGGAATTTCCCTTCGCCGTGCCAGCCGAAGGGATCAGTGCCGAAGGTGGCTGCGGTGAACGGAAGGGAGACGGTGATGGTGCCGGTGCCGAGGCTGCTGCCGGTGCCCCAAGCGAGCATCGCGACCGCCTCGCACCGGGTGCCGGTCTTCCAGTAGCGGCCCCGGACGGTCGATGAGCCGAGGGCGGAGAGGCCGCTCCAGACCGGGGTGTAGGGGGTCCAGGTGGTCACCGGCCCGTAGGTCTCCCACGCACTGCCGTTCCAGCGCCGCAGCTGGGTGCCGTCGTCCCAGTACTCGCCGACGTATGGCGTGGCCGGTGCGGTGGCGGCGGGCAGGATCCCGCCGGGGGCCGTCGTGACCGGACGGGCGTCCTGGACGGAGGCCGCCCCGCCTCCGGACGGAGGCACGGTGACCTGGGCGAGCGGGATGTAAATCTCCGAGGCGCCCGGTGTCGGGGCCACCGGGGACGCGGACGCAGTCCCCGCGAGGTAGACGGCGTCCGCCTTGCGCAGACCGGAGGAGTCGACGTCCGTGTCCCACACCCGCAGATAGACGAGGTCGATGCGGGTGAAGGAGGCGTGCGCGGCGTTCAGCGTGCCCACCACCGTCGCGGACGCCAGGAACCCGCGGTACAGCCCCTGGCCCGAGCGGTACAGGGAGGCGACGCCCGCAGCCACGTTGATCGTGGTACCGCCGGTCAGAGTGACCGTCAGTCCGGGATCGCCCGGACGTATGCCGGAGCGCCCGCCGAGCGCCGTTCCGTCGCCCATGACGGTCGCCATGTCGGCCCGCCGCAGATCGGATCCGGCATACGTGATCGTGTTCTGCCAGGTCGGGTTGGTCGGCACGTCAGTCTCCTCACAGCCAGGCCGACCGCCACAGGGCGGTCAAGCTCGCAGTCGCGTTGTAGGCGGCAGCCGTGAAGCTGATGGTCACGGTTTTGCCCGGGGGGATCTCGGGCCACTGGCCGGACAGGTAGCGGCGCCTGGACGCGGCGCCGAGCATCACCGTGTGCGCGTCCGTGTCGACCGTCAGGACGTCACCCGTGCCGAGAGTGTCGGAGTAGGCCAGGGTCCGCACGGTGCCGTCCTCATACAGCACCGCGACCTGCGGCTGCTGTACCGGCCCCGCGATGGTGAACTGGGGGCGTGTGGCGATGGTGCCGCGGTTGGTGGCAGTGATCTGCCCGGACACCGTGGTCGCGCTGATCGTCCACGGCATCGCCGCCGGCAGGACCAGGCCGCCCGTGGTCGACGGCAGCGCGGTCTGCCCCGACTGCTGGGTGGCCTCGTACCGTCGCGGGTCGGCGGCCGTCACCAGCACGCTGTAAGTCGCGATCCGGTCCGTGACATAGGCCATCAGTGGCTTGCCGGAGCGCCGCACCGTCGCCTGTTTCGACCCCGCCAGCTCGTACACCACCAGCGTGGTGTCGCCCAGAGCGGCAGCAGTCCGCAGCCGCTCCAGGGCGTCCTCGAGGGTTGCCCGGTCCGGCGCGGTGACCGTGCCAGCCAGCGTGATCGGTCGGGAGCCGAGGTAGACGGGGCTGGCCCACGCCCCGTGATCCGCTTCTCGTTCGGTGTATTCGGATCGGACCTCGGCACTGTCCCAGCCGTCGAAGGACTGCAACGCCCAGGCGACCCCGTTCGTGTCCACCCCGCCAAGCGGGATGGCGCCGAGGTCGGCCCGGAGTCCGCCGAGATCCTGCCCTGCCGTGAATGGCACCGCGCCCCCCCTTCCTCAGCCGACGAACGTCATGTGGCGTGCGATGTCGGCGGCCTGTTCGGCTGAGGTCTGCTTGGCGCCGTTGAGGGTGATGTTCGTGACGCGGTCGCCGTGTCCTCCGCCCCAAGGGGTGCCGTAGCCGTTGCCGGCGTACCGGCTGGCCGGGACCAGGTGATAGCCGAGCGCCGCCGCGGAGGCCGCCAGCAGCGCCCGGCTGCGGGCGGTGGCTGTGAGCGGGATGAACGCCTCCGGCCCTGCCTCGCCCGCGAGGACCGCGGTCGGCCTGCTGAGGATTCCGCCGACCGCCATCGCCTTGCCGCCCTGCGAAACCCACTGCCGCACGAACGTGTCCTTGTTCGGCGCGGGCAGGGAGCCGATCGCGCCGGTCATCTTCGGTACCAGCGCCTTGATGACGTCCGTGGTGAGGCCCGCCGCGATGAGATCGGCGTAGCCGCGGCCCGTCCCGCCTCGCAGTGTGGACAGAAGGATCAGCGAGTTGGTGAGATCGTCGCCGGTGAGGGTGCCCTGCGCCTTGCCGACAGCGGCGTTGGCGGAGGCTGCCTGCGTCTTGCTGCCCACGGCCTGGTGGGCGACGGCCTGCGCGTTGGAGTCGCCCTGCGCCGCGAGGGCCTGGGCCAGGTCGCCGAAGCCCTCCGCGGCCAACGTCTGGAGATCTTTGGCGAACTGCTGGTTCTCCGTGGTCGCCGCACCAAGCTGCTTGGTGAAGTCGGCGAGTGTGGCTTTGGCAACGTCGCCGGTCTTCTGCAGCTTGGCGACGATCGACTTGAACTGCTTGTCGCTCGCGCTGGCCAGCGAGTTGACGAGGGCGTAGCCGTCCTCGCCCATTCCCTCGAGCAGGGATTCCACCTCGACGCCACCACGCTTGGTGATCTTTGCGAGGTTGCCGCGCCACTTGTCGGTGGCCGCGACGCTCTTGCTGAGCTGCGCCTCGTAGGCCTTGAGGTCGAAGCTGGACGGGGCCTTCGCCCCCTTACGGACGCCGAGCGCGGCGTCGGCCTTGTAAACGCCCTGACGATCAGCCGAGACCACCTTGTCGGACGCCTTCTTCGCCGACCGGGCCTTGTCGACCCGCGACTCGGCAGCCCGCAGTTGGGCCGCCGTGTGGTGACCGTGACGCACCCGAGACAAATTCTTCTCAGCGTCGCCAAGATCGTTGGCCTTCTTCTTCGCGTCCGTCAGCGCCGAGTTGAGCTTGTCCCATGCCGCCTTCAGGTCGTCGACGGCCTTGTCGTAGCGCGTCTTCGGATCCGACGGGCCACCCAGCACCGCCTGCCCGGTCGGCGTGTAGGTGAAGCCGGCGAGCCCTCCGCCCGCGAACCGCTTGGCGTTGAGGCGGTCGAACATGTGGGTGCCGTACTTGCGGACGGCGTCGGCCTTGATCACGTACTCGCCGTTGGAGACGAGCGCCGGGATGCTGTCCGAGGTACCCGTGCCGGGGCCTACGACCCGGCCGCCGAACGGCATGTACTGGATGGCACCGCCGTCCGCGTACCCCCGAATGAGACCGCCGCGCGCATACTTGCCGCCCTCATGGGCGACGGTGCCGTGATCCGTGTGCGTGGTCACGACGTTGATCGCGACAGTCTTGCCGTGGAGGTTGTTGACGTAACCCTGGATGGCGTTCGCAGCCGCAGCCGCGCCCCCGGTCGGGAGGGTCACCCGGATCTGATGGTTCGGGAGCGTCTGCACCTTGAAACCGAGGGTGCGCAGGGCGCTCTGGGCGGCCCCGGTCAGGGCGCTGACCGTGATGGACTTGCCCTTGGTGGAGCGGACTTTCGCCTGCACCCTGTTCAGTTCCGCGATCGCCGATGCCGTGAGGGCGTTGACGCCCACCGTCTTGCTGGGCAGCCTCTTGGCAATCAGCGCGTCCAGGGCGGCAGCCGCCTTGCCCGTCGGGGCGGTGATCTCCATCTGCCTGCCACCCGGAAGCGTCTTGACCTTGAACCCGACGCTCTCGATGTCCTTCTTGGCGTCGGCAGTCAGCGCCGACACCCGGATCGTGGAGCCCTTCGGCATGTGACCGGCGAGGCCCTGCACGTACAGCAGCTGCTTCTGGGTGTCCGACAGGCCCGGCGTCGACATGGTGATGGCCAGCGACGACGGAATGAACCCCATCTGCATGGCCAGGATCTTGGCCTGGTCAGCGGTGAGGCCGAACTTCTGCCCGGCCGTGACCGCAGCCTTCCACGACGACTCCATGCGCGCCTCGGCCTGCTGCAAGGCCGGGACCACGCCAGTGCTGTTGGCGCGCGCGAAATCGTAGGTGGCCTGCGCTGCGGACGCCGTCTGCTCGTTGAGGCCCTGCAGCTTGGTCCACAGGCTCTGACCGTTCTCGCTGGTCGTGTTCAGGCTGCCGTCGACTTGAAGGAGCGCTTTGCCGTAGCCCTTCGCGTGATCGGTGCCGTCCTTGTAGCTGTTGTTGAGGTCGAGCAGCGCCTGGTTCTGGTTGGCGACCGCCGCCTGCACGTCCAGTTCGCCGCCCGACAGCAGGTCCAGGGCGGTGTGCAGGGCGCGGGCCTTGGTGTCCGCGTCGGATGCCGAGTCGCCGAGCGTCTTGATGGCGTTCTGGAGACGCCCCGTCGGGTCGGTGGCGTCCAGGGCGGCGGCCCCGGAGCCCTTGGTGGCGTCGGCGAGATCCTTCTGTCGCTTCCGGGCCGTCTCAAACTCGCCGCTGAGGGACCCGAGGGCGTTCGCGGCCTTCTTGTAGGCGAGCCCCTGCGGCGTGTAGACCTTCTCCGCGGACCGCCCGGCGAGAACCATTTTCGAGTTCTCCTCGGCGGCGGCAGAGAGCCGCTTGCGCAGGCCGTCGAGCGAAGTGCCCTGGCCGAGGTAGGCGTCCGTGAGCTGGGTCGTGCCGATGTGGGCGGACTGCATGACGTCCAGCAGAGCCGTCTTGCCGTCCTTCAGCTTTGTGTCCGCCAGGGTCTGCACGGCGGCAGCACGAACGCTGCCGTCCGCCACACCGGCGGACTGCTGCAGCGCCTGCGTGAGGCTGGAGATCCGCTGCTGGTGGGCTGCCGCAGCGGCCGCGGCCTCCTGCTGCTTCCGGGCGAGCAGGTCCAGGCCGATCATGGCGGCGCCGATCGCGACACCCCACGGCCCGCCGAGGAAGCCGTACAGGCCACGTGCCGCGCCCATCAGGCCCCGGCCGGCACCCGTGCCGATGGCGGCCATCGCGCCGCCGGCTGCCGACCGGAAGCCGACCAGGCGCCCGCCCGCCTCCTGAATGGAGGTGGACGTGCTGCGGAACGAGTTGCCCATTGCGGCGATCGTCGGGGAGCGGCGCTCCAGCTCGGCCATGACGCCGCCGAACCGGCCGAGGGTGACGCCTGCGTTCGCTGCCTGCACCCGCTGGTACAGGGAGGCGTCGCCGATGCCGCGGAAGGCGTTGACGCCCGCGCGGCCGTAGCCGACGACGGCGTTCTGCAGGCCCTGGATCTGGCCGCGGAACGGGCGCATCGCGAGCATGGCCAGTACGGACAGCTGGATCGGGCCGGGAAGCCCGGCGAAAGCGTGCGCGACGCCTCCGATGATCGCTCCGATAGGCCGCAGGATCCCGGTCATGTTGCCGAGGAGGCCCACGCCGACCTGGAGGCGGCCCGTGAGCACGCCAAGGGCACCCGCCCCCGAAGAGACGGACGAAAACATGTCGTGCAGGCCGCCGAGCAGAGGCTGCGCGGCCGCCCCCGCGTTGTCGAAGGCCTGACCGAGGGAATGGATGGAGGTGATGACCAGCGGCACAGAAGCGACCGCCGCTGATGCGATCGCCGTTTTCAGCGGGGCGGCAAGACTCGATGCCGCCCGCCCGATACCGCCGGCCGCGGCATGGAGTTTCGCCTCGACGGAAGGCCCGTAGATGTCCCACAGGTCACCGGCGATACGGATCCCCGATTTGATGTACGGGATGGCGTCCGAGACGCCCTTCGTCATCGAGCGGGTGACCTTCTCCAGGCCCGGCGCGATTCCCAGATAGATCTGCAGGAAGGCGCTCGAGATCTGCTTACCCAAGCCGCGCATCGCGCCGCCGAGCCCCTTCGACTCCGCGGCCGCCAGCGCCTCGGCGCCGCCCACGCGGCCCACCTGGACGCCGAACTGCTCGAACGCGGTCCCGCCCTGGTGGGCGAGCGCCACCATGCCCGCGAGAGCGGGCTTGCCGAACGCCATCGCCGCGGCGGCCGTGAACTGCTGCGTGGTCAGGTGGTGAGAGGCGTCACCAAGTTGCGTGATGACGTACTGGAGGCCCTTGAAGTTGCCCTTGCTGTCGAACGCCTCGATGCCGAGTTCATGCAGGCCCTTCTGGGCCAGTTTCGTCGGCTTGGCCATGTTGACCAGCGCAGACCGGAGGGCCGTACCAGCGGTTTCACCGATGATGCCGCTCTTGCCGAGCAGGCCGACCGCGGTCGCGGTGTCCTTGATGGAGACACCCATGGTGTGGGCGATGGGGCCCACGTATTTCATGGCGTAGTAGATGTCCATCAGCTCGCCCGAGGCGCTGTTGGACGTGTTCGCGAGGACGTCCGCGACGTGCGTGGCCTCAGTGGACTTGAGGGCGAACTGGTCCATGATGTCGCCCTCGATCTTCGCCGCGGTTGCGACGTCGGTTCGAGCAGCGGCCGACAGCTGGATCGTGCCCCGGGCGGCCCGGATCGCGTCCTGCGCCGACAGGCCCGCCTTCGACAGTTCGACCATCGCGTCCGCAGCCTCGGCGGCGTTCGCGGACGGCAGCTTCATGTCCGCGCCCAGCGCCTGCGCCTCCCGGCCGGCGGCCGCCATCTGTGCCCCCGAGGCGCGCGTGACCTCGAGGAATTTGTTCATCGCGTCGGTATATTCGTTGCCCGAGTGGACGATGTCGTGCAGGCCGAAGATAATCGCCCCGCCGGCCAGCAGGGCGCCCAGGTGCTTCACGGGGCCGAGGACCGATTCGACACCGGACCGGACCGAGCCCATGCCGGCGCGCGCCGCAGCGCCCATCCGCCCGAACGCGGGTGAGGTGAGAGCCGCCTCGTTGCGCAGGGTGCGCGCGCCACGGCCCGCGGCCAAAGCCGCAGCCTCCCCCTCCCGGACTCCCGCCGCTCCACCACGTGCACCCGCGCCCATGGCCATGAGACCGGTGCGGGCCACCGCCCCATCCGCGCCGAGGGCGCGAATCCCACGCCCGGCCACAAGGGAGGCTTCCCCGAGGGCCAGCAGTTCGCCAGTGCCGGTGCGCACGACGGTGCCAAAGCCCGGCATCTCGGCGATGACGCGGACGCGCACGGTACGGTCGGCCACAGCAGCCCCCCATTCAGTTGTCGCGCATTGAGGCAGGTCAGCCGGTGGCCATCCCGAACGAGCGGAGAATGTCGGCGGCGGCTTGTGAGGGCGGGCCAAGCTCGCCGGTCTGGAACTGGATGCTGATGGCGGCGCCCCACAGCTGCCCGAGTTGGCCGTCGGAGAGGTCGTCCCAGAACGCGGCGAACTCCTCGGGATCGGTCGGCTTCGGCTCGATCAGCTGGGCCTCGACGAGCGCGGGGGCGAAGGCGTCCGCGTCGAACGCCGGTTCCTCGCTGCCGCCGCGGGCCGCCGCCGCCTCGATCTGCTCCTTTGTCGGCGGATGGTCCGCCCGAAGCTTCTGATAGGCGCGGTGCGTGATGGCCTCGAGGGTGAACCGCACCCGCGACGCTTCGGCCTTCGCCTCGACCTCCTGGAGGTGCTTGGCAACGTCCCGGGCGGTCTCTGTGCCGTTGGCGTCGTCGTGGCGCTGTGCGCGCTCGAGTAGCCGTTCGAGGTTGTCGATCTCGGCAGATGCTTCGGCGTCCAGCACCAGGTCGACGATGTGCCGGGGGCGCTGGATCTTCGCGCGGATGTCGGCGAATGTCGTCGGGGGCTTCGCGGCCCGACGGGCGGGCGGCTTCCTGCTCGTAGTGGTCATGGGTTCCCTGTCCTTGACGTGCTGTTACATGGCCTGGTGAACGGCTATCTCAATACCGGCGACCAGGTCTTCGGCGTTCGCGTCGAGCGCGGGGCCGAGGTGTGGAATGGGGGCGGTAACGCTCGTCCCGAATTCGATGATCGCCCCGTAAGGCGCCTGCCCCTTCAGGGACTTGTCCGGGCCGATCTCCCCTTCGACGCCTTCCGCGGTGACCTTGACGTCGTAGGTGATGGTGCGCGGATAGTGAACCCACCGAGGGTGACCGGAGGCGCGCGACTGCGCGTCCCGCTTGACCTTCAGGCTGGTGACCTTCACGGCCTTCGCCGCGTTCACCCGCAGCCGCTCAGCGAAGGTGCCCAGGTCGTCCACCACGACGGTGAGCCCGATTACGTCGACGCCTGCCATTACGACTCCCTCCGGAACACGCTGACCTTCAGGCCGTCGGTCTTGCCGCCGTCCTCCTGGTGTGCCGCCACCCGCCGGGCGCCGGCCAGGCAGGCGTGGCATTTGGTGATCGACGCGTCGTAGGCGTACTCGTTGTCCGCGTGCGTTGTCTCCGCCAGCGGATGCCCGCAGTCCCCGCACAGCCCGGACTCGGCCTCCATGAGAGCCATCGCCCACCAGCGGTCCTCCGGCAGCCACAACGGCTCACCAGGGGCGGGCTGCGGGCGGCCAAGGAGGATGCTGCGCGGGATACCCCACGCCCGCGCCGCCTCCACTTCCCGCCGGTACGGGAGGCGGTGGTCCCGCAGGCGGGCTACGAGAAAGGGATCGGCGACGGCTCCTCGTTCACCGCAAGCGCCGTCGCGAACAGGATCCTGGCGGTGCCGTCGTTGACTACGTCCAGCAGCCTGTCGACCTGCGCCGGCGTCAGAGACGGCTCGACACAGCAGGCAGCGAGAACCGCGGGCAGGAACGTCCCCGCGTCGTAGGGCTCCGTGGAGCCTTCCGGCGCCGGGTGGACGGCGATCAGGTTGCTGTAGGCGCGGTGCCCGAGAGCCCGAAACCGGAACTCGACCGCTGCCTCCCGTACCCGCTCCCGGGCCGCGGCGATGCGCTCCTGGAGTTCGAACGCCGGGTTCGTCTCACCGAGCGACGTCGGCTGCCACTCCCCCAGCTGTCCCAGCTCCGCCTCCAACGCTTCCAACTCGGCGCCCGCGTCGCCCGCGAGGCACACCGGAACGGTGACCTCGCGAGGCGACGCCCCTGCCAGAAGCTCCGAGATGTCCGGCATCAGGCGACGACAGCCCGCGTCGCCGGGTCCGACGTGACCTTCAGCGGCGCCATGAACTTCGAGACCTCGTTGGCCGCCGGGGCGATGTTCTGCGCCTCGCCCGCCGCGACGGGGTACACCTCGACCTTGTCGCCGGTGGCGAACGCCGTCGCGTAGGCCACGCCGCGGCGCACGATGACGAAGCCAGTCGCGCCATACGTCAGCGTGGTGTACGGCTGGTCCTCGGTCGGGGTCGAGCCCCGCTTGAACGTGAGCTCGACCGTGTAGGAGCGGCGGCCGGGCTGGTTGGTGGTGAACGTGCTGGCCAGCGACGACGTGTCGACGTCCGCCGTCGCCGGGTCCGCCTTGAGGCCGTCCGGTGTCAGCCGGGTCGTCCAGTCGTTCGCGGCGGTCAGCTCCGCGACTGTCGGTGCGCTCAGGTTCGCGATGCTGGTCGCGAACGCGACCTTCGTGTTGCCATCGCTGATCAGGTCAGACATGAACCCTCCTCGGGGGCATGAAAAAAGCCCCGGTCAGCGGGGCGGGGCGAGACTGGTGGCGGGCAGGGTCAGATGCGCAGCGCGGCGACGGTCACCGACGTGACGGCGGAGTAGCCCACCGCCGCCTGCTGGTTGATGTCCGCGTGCAGGGAGCTGTCGATCGGGCCGATGAACTTGTCGGTCGCGTTCGCGACGGTGACGATCCGATCGGGCAACGTCAGCCCCTTGACCTGGTTGGCCTGCGTGGTGATGGTGACGGTCACGGGGGACGCGCCGCCGTTCTTCACGTGCAGGAAGATGTTGGACGCGCCGAGCGGGATCTTGTCGCCGCCGCCCGCGGCCGTCGAGTAGGTCGCGGCCAGACCAGCCGCGGTGATCGACTGAAGGCTGAGAACTGCCATGGTGATCTCCTCACTGAGGGATTGAGCGCAGCCGGTACCGGGCTACGGCGTAGTAGTTGGGGGGTGTTACGTCGTCGTCCCTTTGCACCGGCTGACCGTCGAGGAACTCCGGCTTCCAGGACACGCGCCCAGCGACCGTGATCCTTGCCGCGAGAGCCGCCATGGCCCGGTCCGAAACAGATGCCGCCTGCTCGGCGGTGAGCCCAACACAGGTGAGCTGGACCTCGCCGACGAAGTCGACAAGGTCATCAGCGAGTGATGCCGCCACCGCGCGCCCCGGAGTCGGGTAGAGCACCGTGTACGGCTGGGCGACCGTCGGTACGACGCCCGGAGGCGCCCCACCGAAGTAGACGGTCAGATCGGCCCCGGTGAGAGCCGCGGTGACCGCATCGACATGAGGAAGAACAGCGGGAGTCGTCACAGGCGGCCTCCCGTCACGTGGCGCCTTCGACGGTGATCCGCCATGCGGTTGCCGTGCTGCTGAAATCGACGGCCATGACCGCGAACGGCTGGTCGACGAGCCGGGTATCACCGGACGCCGTGATGACGACCGCGTCCCCGACCCGCAGGTTGTCCGTGGCCAGCGACGCGAACGGCAACGCCAGCTCGTAGCGGGCCACGATCGTCAGCCGCTCCCCCGCTTCCTCGTTGCGAGGAACCCGCTGCGGTTTCAGGCGGCACGCACCCGAATACAGGACTGTCGGCGACCCCGGCGTCAGCACGCTCGTGGAGCGGTCCAGCGCTGACGTCCCCGGCCGGCTGATCGTGCAGGTGTCCACCAGCAGCTGATCGTGTGCGGCGCGGCCTGCCGCGAGCAGGGGCTGAATGTCAATTGCCGTCATCACGTCACCGGTGCCACAGAGAACGACCGTCCGCGGTACACGCGCAGAGCCTCTTTGTGGTCCGCGGTCAGCAGGGCGCCGCCGATGGTCTCGGCGGCAAACGTGCGGGAGTAGTCGTCGATCGACTCGCTCCTGAGGCCCTGCGGGTTGGTCATGTTCATCTGCGCCAGGTCCAGCACCACGTCGACGACGTCGTCCGGGACTTCGGCGTAGCCGTGGCTGTAGGTGACCCGGACCCGCTGAGCCCAGATCCCCATGGGCCGCATGAACGGCCAGCCCATCAGCCGGGTCGGCGCCCACCACGCCTCGCCGCGGGTCAGCTCGGTGCCGATCCGCGTGAAGTCGCGGCCCTCGATGGCCGTGTACTCCTGATTGGCGATCCCGAACAGTTCCACGACGGTCAGCGGGTGCGTGTCGTCGACGACGATCGGACGCTGCGGAAGCCGCAGAATCCGCCCGTTGCCGGGCAGGGTGACCGTCTCGTTCTCCACCAGCGTGAACTGCTGGCGGCAGTACTTCCGGACCAGCGCGGAGGCCCGGCGAATCGCCATCGCCGCCTGCGCCGGATCCAACGACCGCTGCAGGGCGGCCTCGAGATCCGCCTGCGTCGCGAGAGGGGTCGGGGACATTGCGGGCCCCCTCTACTCCTCGGTGTCGGCCAGGGCCGTCAGCCGCTTCACAACGGTGCTGCGCGGCTTGTCCTTCGCCTGCTCCGCCGCCAGGGCCTGCGCCGCACGCTCGCGGTCGCCGTCCACCCACGACATGAGGTCGTCGATCGTGCCGTCCACCGGCGGACCGTCGCCCTCTTCCTGCTGCTCGGGCTCAGCCGGGGGCTTCTTCGGCGCCTGGAGCGGCTCGGGGTCCGCCTCCAGGATCTCCACCGATCCCTCGGGGGCGTTGTCGGCGAAGTGACGGGCCTGATCGCCCTCCAGCTCCGCATCCTTATGGAACGTGGTGACCGCATAGTTCCAGTACGCGGTGAACTCCTCGAGCACGCGCACGCGCATGACTCTCCTCCTTCGTGAAGGGCCCGCCGGCGCGGACGGACAGGGATGCGTCCGCGCCGACGGGAGCCATGTCAGGCGTGCTCGATGACGACGCCGCGCTTGTACAGCGCCGCATCGCCCGTGCCCGCATCCGACGGAACACCGAAGTCGCCGACCCACGACCAGGTCGAAGCGATGACCTGCTGCAGACGGTCCTGAGCCGGACGCACCAGCAGCGTGACGTCCACCGCGGGCGCGGCCTGGATGGTCCGGATCTCCGGCACGTCCTCGACGCCAGTACCGGCGAGGAGGCTGTTGGTGCCCTCGAACGGAGCCGCCATCAGGGCGTTCGCGCCCAGCACGATCGGCCGGTGCACCGTCAGGGTGCCCGCCGAACCGCCGTTGGCGATGGTCGGAGACTCCAGGTTGCGGACCCAGTCGATGCCGCCGAACCGGCCGATGGACAGGTCCCGATAGATCGGCGAGTCCACACGACCCTGCAGCGCCTGCTTGAAGTCGGAGTCGGCGAACAGCTGCGCCTCGGTGTCGGGGTCGATGTGCGCGACGTAGTAGCCACCCACCGTCGGAACCGCCATCTTCCGCAGACGAGCCACCGCGGAACGGAAGTTCGCGAACGTCACCGTGTTCGACCCGGTCAGGTCGTAGGCGGAGTTGCCGGTCGCCCGGACGCTGGTGGGGGCGTTCGCCGCGACCACGTAGTCACCGGCGACGTCGACGCGGGCGGTACCCAGAGTCAGCGTCTTGGTGCCGAGGTTCACGCCGGTCACCGTGTTGCCGGTGCCCGCGATGTTCACCGTGAGCGGGTTCGACGCCGACACGGCGGTCGGGACGCCGTTGACCATGACGGTCTCAAAGCCGTCCGTCGAGTTGACGATGATCGACGTGTCCGAGGACCCAGCCGTGGTGCACCACGTGCGGCCACCCGCATACGCCTTGAACAGCTTGTTGCGGGCGACCTGGTTGATGGTCTGGCCCGCGTTGATGCCGAGGTTCTCGATGTCGGCGAGGAACTTCGACGCCAGCGCCATCGACGAGCCGAGCATGTTGGTGTCCATCGAGTTCGCGTACTGGTCCATCGTGACGGACCACTGCTCGATGCTGTACGTGGCCGCCGCCGGGTCCGACCCGGTCACCGGGGTCGTCACCGGCGCCAGGAGGCCCTTGCGGGTGAACGTCTTGGTGTCACCCAGGCCGCCCATCCACGGCTCCGCGTCCGCGATCTGCGGGAACAGGAAGTTCGGCACCAGCGCGTCCCGGAAGACGCGGTCGAGCATGCCGTTCTGCAGCATCGCCTGGATGCCAGCAGGCAGGGACGGCCGGACACCAGCGTGCCGGTCGAGTCGGAACCACGGCCGGGCCGGGCCCTTGACGGAAAGCCGCGGACGGGCCGCGGTCAGGCTGGGGGTCATGTCACTCCTCAGTGATCTCTACGGACACCAGGTCCGGGTATTGCTCGGCGACCATCTGGAGGCCGAGCAGTGCGGTTTGGGCGATGGCCGAAACGGCGGCGCAGACGCGACCCCCAGCGGCGTGCTCCTCGTGACCGGCCACCGTGATCTCGGTGCGCCCGTCGCCCAGATGGGCACGGACTTCGATCACACGCGTTGCCTGTAGCCGTACTTGGCGAGCTCCGCGGCGACCTGGTCCTTCGAGGCCTCGAGGTAGTTCACCGGCGCGGGAGCACCGCGCGAGCCCTGACCAGGGTCCGGCTTCGGCTGCGGCTTCTTCTCGGGGGCCGGAGCGGCCGGCTCGGGCCTGGCCCAGTGCGGCTTACGCTCCAGCAGGTCCGACAGGGCCGTCTCGATGGCGTCCGTGTCGATCTCGCCGTCGGAGTCGACGTACTGGCTGGGGTCACGCATCAGCACGTCCACCGCGTCAGTCGGGTCGGCGAACTCTCCGGCCGCGGCGCGGACCTCGGCCGCCACCGCGCGGGCGGTCGCCTTGGCCTCCCGCTGGGCAGCCCGTTCGGCCTTCGCCGCGAGCTTCTCCGACTCGG